ATTGCATCAGGAAGCATCTATACGCCTAATACAAATACCAAAGTTACACATGATGGAGTAGAAATGAATCAATCTGACGTTAATATGGTGCAAAATGGTGCAATTGTAAGTAAAGAAAACATCAAAATGAAGTAAAGTGGTGCAAAAATGCACCAAAAAGCACCAGAATGATGAAATATCATGTGTAAATGTTGAAGGGAGGTGATAAAAGGTGCAAATTGAGGTGAGAAATGATGGTTCACTTGAAATAAGTGGCTATGTGAATGCTGTGGATCGCTATTCAAAAGAGCTGTATGGTGAAAAAGGTAAGTTTATTGAAAAGGTATTACCTGATACTTTTAACAAGGCTTTGGCTAGGGCAGATAATGTTGATATGCTTTTAAACCATGATGTGAGATGTAAACTAGCAAGTACGATGAATCAAACATTGGAGCTTAGAGAAGATAATATAGGCTTATTTGCCAAGGCTATCATACATGATAAGGATGTTATTGCTGAAGCTCAGCAAGGTAATCTTAAAGGATGGTCATTTGGGTTTAGAGCTTTAGTTGATTCATGGGATGATGAGCAATCAATTGCAAGGCGTACATTAGAGGATATTGATCTAATGGAAGTATCATTATTAACGATTGAGCCTGCCTATATTGCAACATCAGTGCAAGTAAGGTCAGAAGGTATTGAGCAGAGAAGTAGGCCTGATGAACAAGAAAAAGAAACTGAATATAACGAAGCCTATGAGAAGGAGAAGAATCCTTTAGATGTGTGGGTGTGGTTAAGAAAGAACAAGACTCTATAAAGGGTCTATTATTTTGCTTAAATTTAAGACTAGAGGAGAACTGAATGAAATTATTACTAGAAAAAAGAAGTAAGCTCATTGATAAGATTGAGCAGATCATGGAGAAAGCTGAAAAAGAAACAAGGGCATTCTCAAATGATGAATTAACTGAGGTTAATGAATTAAAAGTATCAATTAACCAGATTGATGAAACGATTAAAGCTAAAGAAGAAGCAAGGGATTTGATGACTACTATTAAAAAGTCAGCTTCATCCACACAAACTAATAATGAAACAAGATCTATTTCAGATGAAATTAGATCACTTAAATCAGACCAAGAACTAGAAATTGGTACAAAGGAATTAAGAGATGCCACTCATACTTTTTCTGATTCAGCTATTGGTTCAGGAAATGCTTCTACTCAAAATATTGCTAAGACAACCTTTGCAGATTATATCTTAGATAAATTAGCTTATGTATCACCATTATATGGGGCAGTAAGGCATGAACGCTTTGGAAATAGTAAACATCAGATTCCAGTACAAGCAAATAAGCTAGGAAAATTTGTGCCCATGCAAGAACTTGCAGAGTACAGTAAGCAAGTGGCAAACTTTAAGGCAATTAAACTTGAAGCTCATAAGTTTGGTACACTTATTTCATTTTCACAAGAGGCATTAGATGATACAGGATATAACCTAGAAAGTGAACTCTTAAGACAACTTTCAGAATCATATAGTATGACATTAGATGAGCTGATTGTAAAAGGAAATGCTGAATATGATGTACAAGGTTTAGAAAGTTTTAGCACAGAGGATGGAGCAAAAGAAGTTAAGCTAACAGGAGATATTACACCTGAAAAATTAACTGAGTTATATTTTGCATTACCTATTAGATATCGAAGTACAGCTACTTGGGTTATTTCAGACCAAACAGCAAAAGCATTAACTGATATGAAATTTGTAGATGGCAGACCTGTATTAGTTACTTCCTATAATGGCTCACCAGTAGGTATGCAAACTACTATTTTAGGAAGACCAGTTATTATTAATGAGCATATTGCTAATTTAGATGGTACAGGAACAGCTATTTACTTTGGAGACTTAAAACGTGCTCTTATTGTAGGGGAAAGAAAAGCATTATCCCTTCAAAAATCAACAGAATATGGTTTTATTAGTGATGAAATTGCCATTAAAGCAAACATGAGATTGGATATTAAAAAGGCTTTAGGTGAAGCAATGGTACTTGGAACAGTAGGAAGTGTAGCTAAAGTATCTAGGAGTAAATCAGCTTAATGAAGCTATCAGAAATTGATGTGCCTTTTGTAAAAGAATATCTCAGACAAGATGGTCATGAAGATGACAAGCTAATTGGAGCCATTTTGGAAGGTGCAAAAGATTATATCGTGAAGTATACAGGGCAGAGTTTAGAGCAGTTAGAAGATGGTGAAGATCTTACTATTGCAGTATTAGTGCTTTGTGCTGAGTTTTATGATAATAGGACTATAAATGTGAATGATAGGCTTAATTTGAGAGTTAATATGATGTTGGAGTCTTTGATAGGAAGATATAGCTTGAATTTAATATGATTGTAAAATGTTACTAGTATCTATTATGATATACTCTAATTTAAATAAAGCGAAATAGGGTGTAATGAATATGACTTATTTTATACACCAACGGTATTAGCGTAACAGGAGGTTTAATGCTTTATGATGTGCAAAAGAAAAGATAGCGTTAATAGGTTATGGGGATATATTATTAGTGCAATTGGTATTTGTATAGGTGGAGTAGCATTAGCATATTATAATTTGCCGAGAGTATCATGGAAAAAATACTCAAAAATATGCTTATACTTAGCAGTTATGGATGATGAGATTTGTAGAAATGAATTGGAGGGAAACTATGTTGAAAATAAAAGAATAGTATTTCCACCAAGAAGAGATTCTTTGCAATATAGGTATCATTTGTTTCTTGAAACGTATAAGCGATTATCTTTACAGCAGTTAGAAGAAGAAATTAGTAAATTTGAGAAGAGACTAGAGGAGTCTAGAGAATATATTAATGAGGGAAATGTGGAGTTACAAGTTGAATTACAAAAGAATAATGGATGAAGGAGTATAAACAAATACATTTCGATAGTGGAAAACTAAACAAACGAATTACACTTATATCCTATTCAGAAATAGAAAAGGAAATAGGACAACTTATACAGAAGCCCGTACCAATCAAAACGGTATGGGCTTTTTTAGAGCCAATCAGAGGACATCAGCAAACGGAAGCTCAAAGACTAAGTAATGAAACAACCTATAAGATATTAACTCGATATCATAAAGGAATTACTCAAGAAATGCTCATCAATTATGAGGACAAGAAACTTTATATTCACCAAGTCATAGATATTGAAGAAAGACATGCCTATATGGAAATAATAGCAACTTGGAAAGGTGAGATGTGGAGTGAGTAGAAATGGACTAGAAATAAGTGGTCTTGATACCATGCAAAAAAAACTTAGTTATGTTGCAACAAAGTATCCTTATGAGTCAGAAATCCTTCTTAAAAAGATGGGCAATAAATTTAGAAACTCAGTTAAAAAGAAAACACCTAATAGTGGTTATGAGAGTAAACGGAAACTTATAAAATCTTATAGAGTAAGTAAAGTGCAAGGGGCAGGGAAAGACCTTTATGTCGAATTTAGGTCTACCTCGCCTCATTTTCATTTAGTAGAACGAGGACATAGGATAGTTGATAAAAATGGCAGAGATACTGGGAAGCGAGTTCAAGGAAAGTTTATGGTTGAGAAAACAGTTCTTGAGTATCAAAAGGACTTTCCTAAAGAAGTTGAAAAGATGGTAGATCAGTTGTTAAAAGGATTAAAATAGATGATTTTATATCAAGAGATTGCGAGAGCAGTAACAATGGTCATTAAAGGAGCGTTTCCTAATGTACCTATATATGGAGATGAAGTACGAGAAGGGTATAAGAAACCTTCTTTTTTTATTGGTATTATGCCAGTAAGTAGTATTAACCACACCAAAGCAATTAAAGAAGAGCAGCTACTGATTACAGTTACGTATTTTTCAAATACAACAGAAAGCCTTAAGAATTATAGAGTTATGCAAGAACTTAAAGTAGCGTTTGGACAGGTGTTGGGTGTGGATAATAGGAAGTTTACAATCCAAGAAACGAATACTGAAAAAGTAGGAGAGGATGGAGATATTTATCAATTTACATTTGATATTAATTATTATGAGCTGGCTTCTGGTGAGTCGGACAGTGTATTAGCAAGAAAAATCATTTATAAGTAGAAAGGGTGAACGAATGGGATTACCTTCAGTAGTTATTAATTTTAAAGAAACAGCCTCATCAGTGATCAAAAGAGGAGAACGAGGCATTGTGGCATTAGTGCTAAAGGATAGTGTGGATGAAATAGAACATCATGAAGTGCTAACAGTAGCAGATATTCATCCTACATTAAGTGAATTTAATAGGGAGCAAATTGAACTAGCTTTAATGGGCTATCAAACAGCGCCTAAAAAGGCACTGGCAGTAATCATCCCTGACCAAGAATCGTGTGAGATGGCTTTAACGTATCTTGAAGCACTTAAATGGGACTATTTAGCTATTCCAGAGATTACAGAGGAAGAAGTATTAAGTGTAGCTAATTGGGTCAAGTCATCAGATAAGAAAGTAAAAGGAGTATTACCACATTGTAATGCTGACCATGAAAAGGTTATTAACTTTACAAGCGATGAGATTTTAACAGAAACAAGAGCATACAGTACAGCTGAATATTGTTCACGTATTGCAGGCTTATTAGCAGGAACACCAATGACGATTTCAGCAACTTATGCACAATTAAATGAAGTGATAGACTTTGAAAGAAAAACAAAAATTGAAATGGATGAAGCGATTAATAAGGGTGAACTCATTCTTTATCATGATGGAGAAAAAGTAAAGATTGCAAGAGCAGTGACTAGCTTTGTTACAACTACTCAAAATAAAGGAGATAGCTTTAAAAAGATTAAGTTAGTAGATGTTATGCACATGATCCATGAGGACATTAAAAGAAATGCAGAAGACAGTTATTTAGGGAAGTATGCAAATAACTATGATAATAAGTGTCTCTTAGTGACAGCTATTCAATCTTATTTAAATCAGCTTGTATTAGATGGTGTTTTAGATAAGTCTTATGATAATAAGGTTTATATTGATATGGAGAGCCAAACAGCTTATTTAAAGTCAATAGGTGTAGATGTAGAGAGTTTAAGTGAGCAGGAATTAAAGGAATATAATACAAAGGATAAAGTGTTCTTAGCATCCAATATTAAGATTTTAGATGCGATTGAGGAGATTGTGTTGAATATACGCATTTAATAAAATAATATATTTTATAGATGTATTAGAAAGGGGATTCACAATGACAGAGTATGATTATGCTTTAAATGAATTATTACAAGAGGCAATAAGAAAATTGGATAATTTCCCAGAGGATTTTAAATGTATTGACAAATTGGATGCATACTTAAAAGTTACGGATAAGATATTTCAATATTTACAAGGAGATGATGCTATTTATGAGAATCCAGATTTTGTTAAGTTGAAAAATCACTATGTGAATTGGTTCGATGATGATTGTGAAGAAGTGAAGATAACGAAGTTTAGAGAATCTATTTCAAGATTATTACTTAAAAATTCAAAGATATGGAAAGAAAAATTTGATGAAGATGGATCAGTATGGGAGAAAATCGATGAATTTATAGTAGGTAGGACGTTTGATGTATTTACTAATCGAATCCCGTTATATTATAAAAATATATTGGATCATGAGCATCAAATAGAATTTGAAAAAATGGTGGATTTAATTAGAAAAGAACTAATAAATTACTATTTAAACATTTTTTATTGCAATAAAATAATTCATTTCTTAAATGATGAATTTAGTATTGATGGAGTTTTTATTTCGGACATAACTTTTCTTCAAAGATATTTAGATGTTGCTGCTTCAGAAATGATACTTGTGTGTACTAAGCTATTTTCAAAAGAAAAAAGTAAAAATAACGAGAACTTTGGCTTTGAATATTTAAAGAATTTTATAGGGAAAAATAACATAAAAAAAAGGGAGGTAAATAGTATTTTAGGTGATGAAGTTAAAAAGATTTTAAATGAAGGTAAAAATAAAATTAAAGAATTAAAAGAAATACGAGATGGAATAATAGCTCATTATGATTTAAAAAGAGTAGATGAGCTTAAGAAAACTAAAATCAAATATGAGTTACTGGAAGAAATGTACGAATTATCTGTGAGACTGTTAGAGATATTGTCTTTTAACAGATTTCATAGGCTAACATGTGTATATCCGAAGTTAATTAAATATAATGGCTTTAAGAAGATAGTTTGTCAAAAAATGATGCCAAATACAGTAGACATTGATAATTATTTTGAGGTTTTAAGATATAATTTCTTACCACGATTAAGACAGATTAGTCAGCAGTATAAAGATGATGAAAATAAGAAACAAAGGGATTATACAAAGAATGAAGAGCTAATATAGCTCTTTTTTTATACCCAAATTTAAGGAGGAATGAATGGACAAATTTTCAGCACACCAAGTCATTAATGGAACTTGGGGAGAGGTATGGATTGATGGTACTTATATGGCAGAAGTAACAGCTTTTGAAGCTAAGGTGACATTAGAAAAAGCAGATGTCAACATGACAAGAAGATTAGCCAAAGCACAGAAGATTACAGGTTATTCTTGTACAGGTCAAATCACATTAAATAAAGTATCATCTTATTTTATCAAAAAGTTAAGTGATGATATGAAAGCAGGCAGACAAACAGCTTGCACTATTATTTCAAAACTAGATGATCCTGATTCAAGTGGTGCAGAGCGTGTAGTTATTAAGGATGCAGTCTTTGATGAGCTTACTCTTGCAAATTGGGCAGCTAAGACATTGGGAGAAGAACAAGTAGGTTTTACATTTAGTGATTGGGATTTATTAGATACGATTTAAGGAGGACAACATGAGTTTAATTGATAAGTTATTACAGATGGATAAAGGGAAATTATTAAATATGCCTACAAGAGAGGTAGAGATGCCAAGGCTTTCCGAAATCTTAGGTGAAGATTTTAGGGTAAAGTGTAAGGCAATTGATGGAGAAAGATATGCTGACATTCAGCGTTCAGCTATTGACTTAAATAAGAAAGGTGGCTTGCGAAACATTAACCTTTACGAAATGCAAGTACTCACAGTGATTGATGGTGTGGTAGAACCTAGTTTAAAAGACGAAAGGTTGCTTGCTTACTTTGGGTGCGTAACACCGAAAGAATTAGTGAAAAAACTATTTTTAGCAGGTGAGATTGCAGAGCTATCTAATGTGATTACTGAGTTATCAGGCTATGATAAATCAGATGATGAGGAAGAAGTAAAAAAGCAATAGACACTGATTACGAGATGCAAGTCATGTATTTACTCTTTAAATATAAAAATATGAAGCCTTCGGAGTTTTATTGGCTCCCATTGGGTGAGAAGAAAATATTAGGCTATTTTATTAAGCGTGAAATAGAAGAACGTCAAGAGGAAATGCAACAACTCTATGGGGGTGATACCTCATAGCAAAGATTGTAGATGCCATTTTGAGGCTAACAGATAACTTTACACCTACACTTACTAAAGCACAAAAATCATTAATGCAGTACTCAAGACAGGCTCAAAGGGTAGGGAAAGATGTTCAAAAGATAGGAAAACAAATTGAGGGCATTGGAACAGCTCTTACAGTAGGGGTAACGACACCCATATTAGCAGTAGGGACAGCCAGTTTAAATGCAACAATGGAATTTGATAGTGCTATGTCTAAGGTTCAAGCTTTATCAGGATCAACAGGGGAAGAGCTGATTAAATTAAAGCGTAAGGCACAAGAACTAGGAGCATCTACAGCATGGAGTGCATCACAAGTAAGTGAAGCTATGCAATATATGGCACTAGCAGGATGGGATGCTAATCAAATGCTAGAAGGTACAGCAGGGATTCTTTCAGCAGCCAGTGCCACAGGTGAAGATTTAGCAGCTGTATGTGATATTATCACCGATGGATTAAGTGCCTTTGGGATGGAGGCCAGTGAGTCAGCACGTTTTGCAGATGTACTTGCTAGTACAGCCACAAGTGCCAATACAACCATTGAAATGATGGGTGAAGCCTTTACCTATGCTGGATCAGTAGCAGGTGCATTTAATTATTCTATTGAAGATACCGCACTAGCCATTGGGCTTATGGCAAACTCAGGTGTAAAGGCATCTAGTGCAGGTACAGCCCTTAGAAAAATGATGACAGAGCTTAATGGAACCATTGAAGTAACAGGAAAGAAATTAGGGACTTATACCATTAAAACAGCTAAAGCAGATGGGACAATGAAACCTTTTAGAGAAACACTAGCATCATTAAGAAAAGCCTTTAAGAGATTAACAGAGGCAGAAAGAGCTGTTAATGCAGAAGCACTTGTAGGTAAAACAGGAATGGCAGGATTCCTTGCAATTATGAATACCTCAGATGAAGCTTTTAATCAGTTAGCAGATTCTATAGACAATTCAACTGGCTCAGCCGAGGAAATGTCAGAGGTTATGCTTGATAATTTAGGGGGTCAAATTACCTTGCTAAAAAGTGGGATTGAGTCCTTAGCACTTGCTATTGGTGAACGACTAACACCTTATGCAAGAAAGTTAGTTGATGTTGTACAAAGTGTTGTATCAGTCTTTAACAATATGAGTGATGAACAAAAAGATCAAGTAATGAAGATAGGTGCAATAGTAGCTTGTATTCCACCACTTATTTTATTGTATGGAAAGTTAGTTAAGGGTGTAGGAAAAGCAATGGTGAGCTTTGGAAAGTTTGGAGATCAAGTAAAAAGTTCAGGCTCAGTTATGAAAGTTATCTTTTCACCTGCCAATAAAATCGTATTGATTATGACAGCTATTGCATTAGTGGCAGCACTAGTTATTAAATATTGGGAGCCACTAAAAGAGTTCTTTATTGCTTGCTTTAATAAGATTAAGGAGATAGCAATTGCCTGTGGTGTAGATTTTGATCAACTTAAAGAAGTATTTAATAAGGCTAAAGAGGGGATAGGTTTAGCGATTCAAGGTATAGTTGCATTTATACAGTGGCTATGGGAAAAGATACAACCTGTTTTAACTATCATCATAGAAGCAATTAAAATCTGTTGTTCAGCATGGGTTGGCGCTTTTGAAGGAGTACTGACCGGTGTAGGAGATATCATTAATGGTGTGGTTGAAATGTTAGGTGGGATCATCGACTTTATAGTAGGCGTATTTACTGGAAACTGGCAACTAGCATGGGAGGGAGTAGTTGGTATCTTTACTGGCTTATTTGAAGGTATTAAAGGAGTATGTGAAAGTGTCATCAATGGAGTTATTGGCTTTATTAATGGTGCTATTAGAGGAATTAATAAGATTGGCTCATTTAAGTTACCTGAATGGTTAGGTGGTGCTGAAATAGGGCTTAATATCCCAGAAATACCAATGCTCTATAAGGGAACAGATAACTGGCAAGGTGGTACAGCTATGATTCATGATAGAGGTGCTGAAATTGTAGATCTTCCAAGAGGAACAAGAGTGTATCCTCATGATGAAAGTATTAAAAAGGCTTTTAATGATGGAAAGAGTAGTGCAGGTATGAACGGCGTGAATATTACTATTTCAAACATGACAGTAAGAAAAGAAAGTGATATAGATCAGATTGCAAATGCACTATATAACAAACTTAAGAAGCAAGCATTTAACATGGCATAGGAGGTAGGATTGGATTATTATTTATCATTTAATAACAATGAAGAAAGGATAAGGCTTCCAGTCATTCCTTCTTCTTTTGAGGTGAGTATTCCACATCAAAATACAACAGTAAATATTACTGAGCTAGGTGAAATCAATTTAATTGGTAAGACTGGTTTAATAAATATGACAATAGAAAGTTTCTTTCCGAATCAAAAGTATAATTTTTGCTTGTATAAAGATTTTAATAGGCCTTATGAATACATTAAGCAAATCCTTAAGTGGAAGGAGTCAGGCAAACCTATTAGAGTCATTGTGACAGGTACGCCTATTAATTATGCAGTGGCAATAGAAAGTTTAACTTACTCAGAAGTAGATGGAACAGGAGATGTTTATTTTTCGTTAGAACTAAAAGAGTATAAGTTTATTAAAACTACAGGTAAAACAACTACAACAAAGAATGGGACTACATTAACCACACCTACTACATCACGAGAAGTGAAGGCTTCGGCTAAATCCTATACAGTGAAGTCAGGAGACACTCTATGGCTTATTGCAAAGAAGGTAACAGGGGAAGGCTCTAATTATAAAGTTATAGCACAGAAGAATAACATTACTAATCCTGATAAGATTTATGTAGGACAGAAGTTGGTGATTTAATGCCAAAGGTAATGTTAATGAATAAGACAGGCACTATTGATGTAACCAATATGACTAGTACAATCAAATGGAGTGGCAGTATATCAGAAGTTGCAAGGGTATTGGAATTAGAGTTTCTTTACCCATTGCATGATTATTATGTACCTAATATTTATCCTAATATTGGTGATGAAATGTATTTGTATGCTGATAATGGTGAGGAATTGTTTAGGGGTATAGTTTTCTATAATGAGCGATTTGGAGAACAAGGAACAATCCAAGTAACTTGCTATGATGATGCGATTAGGCTTTCAAGGAGTAAAGGCACATATAACTTTAAAAATAAAACAGCAGAAACTATTGCAAGAATTATTTGTAATGATTTAGGCATAAGCGTAGGTAAGTTAGCTAGTACAGGTATTGCACAGAAGATGATCTGTAGCAATATGAATATGTATGAGATCATCAAGGAGGCCTATGCATCAGCAGGTAATCAAAATGGCAAGAAGTATTCTATTAGTATGAAGCAAGGTAAGTTGTATGTAGACCAAGTAGGTAATGAAGCTGTTGAATACACTTTGCGCTCAGATACCAATATAATCGAAAGCTCATACTCTGAGAATGCTGAGGGTGTGGTAAATAAAGTTAAGATATATGATGAGAATGATCAGTATCTTGGGGTAGTACAAAATGATGAGTTAATTAGTTTGTTGGGCGCGTTTCAAGATGTTTATATTAAAGAAGATGATAAACAGGCAAAGGCAGTAGCTCAAAGTATGTTACAAGGGATAGAGCAAGAAATAAGCGTTACCATTCGAGGAAATACAAGTTGTATAAGTGGAAAGATGGTTAAACTTGAGGACTCATCATCTTATCATGTAGATTCTTTTTATATTGAGTCAGATGAACATATATGGGGAGATAGTCAGTATAGAAACATAGTGAACATAGGCAGACGGTGATATAGAAACTAAAATGTATACAACTAATATGGGGTATGAGATAATGTTAGTAGGAAAAGAAAAATAAAGATTTATGGAGTGATAAAATGGGGAAGATATTAGGTTCTTGGAGTGGAATGAGAAAATATCTTGAACAGCAAATGCTTGCAGAAAGCCTTAGAGGACGAGTTAGGTATAATTGCACAAGATATGTTGGGATGGATGAGTGTCATATTTTTGAAATGTATATTGATAATAAATTAGTAAAACAATTTTCATGGGAAACTGTTAATACCTATTTTATAAAAAATAATCTAAAGAAAAATATGAACCTTAGTGGCACTAGTGAATATTGGGATGGATTTTGGACACTTATATATGATATATCCATTCAATCTAGAGTGGAATATACGGATGATGAATTTTGTGATGCTCTTAAAAAGTATAGAAGTCAAAATGTTAAGGATAGTATAAACTCTGAAAACCCAATAGTAAAAATGTTTGCTATTCTCGATAGGAGAGTTGGAAAAAGAACTCTTAGAAATATAAAAGAATCTATACAAAAACAACCACAATGGCTTCAGGATATTTACAATTTAAGAGTGACTTCATAGAATGTATTTTATGAAGTATTAATTAATTATTTTTAGAGAGGAAAATATACATTAACAATCCATATAACGGAATTTTAAATATAATAAAACAACAAAATAACAATAGCTCATCAGCTGTAGTAATAGGAAAAGTCTTAAGCGACTCACCTCTATCCATTAGCATTGGTGAGCTTTTTTTAGATAAAGAGGACTTAATGGTAAATGAGAATGTAAGAGAATTTAAGAAGGGTGACATCTTAGCAATGGTTCCAACGTCTAATAAACAAAAATACCTTATTCTTTGTAAGTTGGTGAGTCTATGAGTCTATTTCCATTTATAACAAAAGGCGTTGATACTAACACTATTAAAACAATAGATATTTATCAGGAATATGAATATGACTTTCAAGAGAATAGGCTAACTGGCAAAATTCTTGAGGGTAGAGAAGCACTAAAAATGTGGATTTATAAAGCTTTATTGACCCATCGTTATATTTATCCTATTTATAGTTGGGATTATGGACAAGACTTAGAAGAACTTATAGGACGAGGTTATGAACAGGATTTTATAAAAAGTGAAGTAGAAAGAAGAATACAAGATTGTTTAATGGTTAATGAAAGAATAACAAGATGTCATGGCTTTAATATCAATCTCATAAATGACACCTTACACATCACATTTACCGCAGAAACAATATTTGGAGAGGTAACAATTAATGTCTAATACAATCACATATGAAAGCCTTTTAAATAGGGCATTACAACGAGTCAGCATTGGTATAGATACTAGTGAAGGCTCTTTTTTATTTGATGCCATAGCACCATGTGTAGCTGAATTATATGAAGCTTATCTTTATATTGATGAACTAGAAAAGAGAGTTTATGCAGATACAGCATATGGTGAATATCTTGAAAGAAGATGTGCAGAACGTGGCATTTATAGGAAAGAAGCTACTCATGCCATTAGAAAAGGATATTTTGATAATGCAGTTCCAATAGGCTCAAGATGGGGTAAGGAAGAATTGGTGTATATTGTCACGGAATTGGTGCAAGATGGTGTATATTTACTCAAATGTGAGCAAAGTGGCACCATTGGGAATCATTACGATGGTAACTTGATTAATATTGATGCAGTAGAGAATATAAATTCAGCACAATTAGGTGAAGTGGTGCATTTTGGTACAAATGATGAGCAAGATGATGCCTTAAGGTGCAGATACTTCAATAGTTTTGAAAAAGAAGCATTTGGAGGGAATATAGCTGACTATAAAGAGAAGGTAGGTAGTATTGAGGGAGTTGGGCAGGTTAAGGTTTATCCTGTATGGAACGGTGGAGGAACTGTTAAGCTGCAGTTGCTTGATAAAGCAAATAATATTCCTTCAAGCGAGCTTATTGAAAAAGTACAGACACTGATTGATCCAGTTCAAAACAGTGGAGAAGGATTAGGTATTGCACCGATAGGTCATAGAGTGACAGTAGAAGCAGCAAGACAAGTAGAAGTACAATTAACCACGCACCTCACCTTTAAGGAGAGTAGTTGGGAAAACGTAAGCAGTCGAGTGAATCAGGTTGTTGAAGATTACTTTAGTGAGCTTAGAGCTATTTGGTCAGAGAATGATATAGTGATTCGTATTAGTCAGATTGAAGCAAGACTTCTAGAAATAGATGGAATCATTGATATTGAAGACACAATGCTCAATGGCTTACCTAAAAATCTATATCTGTCAGGAGAGGAAGTGCCAGTGTTAGTGGGTGTGGTAAATCTATGAGGTTAAGGAAATATTTGCCTGAGTTTATAAGTGAGATTAAAGAGTTTCAAGAGCTAGATAAGGTTTGTAGTGTGGAGATAGATGAACTACGAGAGAAGTTACTACAATTACAAAATAATCAATTTATAGAAACAGCAAATGATAAAGGCTTAAGAAAATACGAGCAGATGTTAAATATTGCTTATGTAGAAGATGAAGCAGTAAGACGATTTAATATCTTAAATAAATATAATTCAACGATTCCTTTTACTTTAACGTGGCTAACAAATATGTTAAATATCACATTAGGTGAAGGGAATTTTTTATTAGATATGAATTATAAAGAGTATACATTAACCATTAGTGTATTAGCTTCAAAGGAGCAACATATACAGGCACTTTATAAGGATTTAAGAAAAAAGATACCATGTAATTTAGTTTTAAATATTACAACCCTAGAGCCAGTACAAGCTGATAAATATGTAGGCTTATATATTAGAACAGCAGATAAAATTAAGATTTAGGAGGAAGAATGAGCAACTTTAAAAATAAAAGTATTACAACAAAGGGAATGGAGCTTTTGACTAAAGCTTTAGTGGGTGAGCCGTTAGAATTTACAAAGATTGAATTAGGTAGTGGCATTTATGATGGAGATTTAGGATTTGCTACGGAGTTAGTAGAAGTAAAACAGACATTACCTATCAATCATTTAGATAGAAATGGAAGTCAGGTTACTCTATCAGCATTATTAAAGCGTGATGATATTATTGTTGATTTTAAATGGAGTGAGATTGGGATTTATGCTAAGGGCACAGATGGCATAGAGCATCTTTATATGTATGGCTATACAGAAAATACCTCATATATCTCAAAGGATTCATTAAATGAAAAACTGATTCATGTTACAGTCATGGTAAGTAATGCAAGTTATATCACAGCTACTATTAATGATAGCCTTGTTTATTTAACAAAAGAGTCATTGGTAGGTCACAATATGGATCATCATGCACACGAGGATATTAGAGAAAATATTATTTTACTTGCAGAGCAGGTAGCAAATATGGAGATTCGATTAGAAGATATTAATAGTATAAAAGATGAGATTATAAATGCCATTGAAGGGATGAATAAAGGAGCAGTTAAGAAAGTTACATCATATAAGGGGAAGATTACTAAAATAGATGCTAATGATTCTTTTCCTATTAATATTTCAGTGGAAGATTTCACTAAGGCTTCTATTAATGTGATTAAGTGTTCAGCAGATTTAGTTGTGCCTTATATTAGCACTAACAAAACAGTTTTGTTTCAAAATATGTCTGCAAGTACAGCATACAATAGCGTTGTTTATGGATTTGAGATTATTGAATATTATTAGGAAGGAGTGAAAGATGAATTTTATTGAAGTATTACAAGGCGTTGGGTTTCCAATTGCCTGTGTTACTGTGCTTGGTTATTACATAGCAAAAGTGCAGAATGAGAATAGACAAGATACAAAGTTAAGAGAAGAGCGTTTATTAAATCATCTGGAAGAGATGTCACAAACGAATAAGGCACTTCTTGAAACAAATGCAGTCTTAGCAAAAGACATTAACACTAAACTAGATCAAATTGTAGCAAATATAAAAGGGTAAAGGTAAATATAGAATATGGCAGTTAAAATTAAAGAGATGTTAATTACACCAAACAAATGGAGTAGACCACAAACTAAGATAGGAACAATTAAAAATATAGTTGTACATTGGATAGGGAATGCAGGAACTACAGCAGAGAATAATGCGAAGTATTTTAATAGCTTAAAAGATGGAAGAGGTACTTATGCATCATCACACTATATTATTGGAAATGATGGTGTGGTCATTAGATGTGTTCCTGAAAATGAGGTGGCGTATCATGCGAGCAAGGCAAATAGTTATTCGATTGGGATTGAGGTATGCCATCCTGATAATACAGGAAAGTACACAGATTTAGCATATAAGTCTTTAATTGAGTTATTGGTAGATTTGTGTAATAGGTATAAATTAGAGCCAACACGAGCGATTATTAGACATTATGATGTGAGTGGGAAGGATTGTCCAAGGTATTATGTGAAGAATACAGAGGGATGGAAGAAGTTAAAGCAGGATGTAGCAGAGGTTATGAGTAAGGATGAAGAATTTGAGAATGCTGTTAAAGTGTTGCAGGAGAAGGGGATTATTAATAGTCCAGAGGTGTGGCTAAAGGAAAGATATACGAAAAACAATGTGAGAGATTTAATGATTAAAATGTCGAACTTGACAAAAAATTAAGTGGTATATACTATGGTATAAAACAGATTATTTAAGTTGGGGGAGACATTTGAATGAAAAGTAAAACCCTATTTAAGTTTGCAATAATTACTGGTGTTATTGGATTAATCATGATTTTTAGCGTTATTCTATCAAACACTGCTTCTTCTGATATATTTTTTAGGATATTTACACCATTAGGGATTCTGTTTACTTTTGTGAGTGTCATATTGGGATTTATTAGTTGGTTATGGTATCTAAAGGATACTATAAAGAATAAACAATATGTCTGGGCAGCATTTGTGGGCATTCTGGGAATACTAATTATTCTTAAAGAAATTATAAGAATCTTATAGGTAATATGGATGCTAGCTTATGAGCGTCACGAAGTAAAAGACTTTATTAAACCTATAATTTAAAAATATCATTTATGAGCCAACCTTCGGGTTGGTTTTATTTTTTTGTCCAAATTACCTGTGGAAAAACATGGACATTAATGTCTAGGTACCAGGACATAGTTGACTAGGTAGTAGGACAGAGCTGTCTATGAACCATGACAAAGGTGTCTAACAGATTATTAATAATTAATATATAATAATTGATTTAAAAGATATATACGCGCGCGAGGAGAATTGGGGATAAAAAAAATAGCTAGTAACATTATTTGTCACTAGCATACTTTTCTAATACTGTAATTATTAAATTATTAAGACTTCTATTATCTTCTTTTGCTAATTGAGCAAGTTTAGCTTTTAATTCTTTTGGGATAGTCAAATTGTATTTTGTATTATGCTCAGCAATCATCCCGTGTCTTGACATAATGCTAACTCCTATTCATTAAGTTATACCAAATATTATAGCATATGACTCAGTTGCTATCAATGTTAGGTAAAAAATGGTTGACACATACCAAGTACAATGGTAGTATATGTATGTGGTTGGTACTTACCATGTATAAATCAAAAGCTGACAGTTAAGGAGATAGACATCATGAATGAGCAAAGCACAGCTAATCAATTTACACTTTATATTCCTAGTGAAATATCTAGCGATCCAAACTTAAACCTTTCAGAAATGCGAGTTCTCGCAACAATAAAAGCTCTAGATAAAGATAAGAGCTGCTTTGCAACTAATTCATATATGGCTGAATGTCTAAATATATCTACAAGACAAGTAAGCAGAATAATTAGCTCCTTAGAAAAGAAAGGGTACATACTGGTAGAAAATAAAAACAGCTTTAAGAGAAAAATTAAAGTACAGGTGGAGCAACAAGTACAACAAGCTCAACAAGAAGTGACTCCTGTAGAAAAAGTAGTACCACTTAAGAAAAAATCAAAGACAAGTAAAATAGAAAAATATAATGCTATGGATTCTCGTGACTGGGATTTTGATGAGATAGAGGATTTAGAGCGTAACTATATAAATGAAAAATTGAACAATATGACTCTTTCAGAAAGAGGAATAGAATTGATAAATATAACAAAAGAAGATTATAGTGAAGAAACTACCGAATGGGATGGTATCTCACAACTAGCCTTTAAGGAGGGAGCAGATTGCAAACCAAAAGAATTAGTATTTCAATAAGCCCTCAAATAAAGGAGCAACTTGAACAACTAGCAAAGATAAATTATCGCACATTAAATGGTGAAATTAATAAGGCATTAGATTGTTACGTATTGAGTCAATTTGATGGCGTAGTGATGCAAAAAGAAACATTTACCACACCTACCCATGCTATTGAAACTTCAATCGAACCTCAAATGGAAGTAGATCCACACCTTAATGTATCAATTTACACCAATAATAACCACTATGATGAAGTAGAAGAATTTTAATATAAAAACTAGGAGTAGACAGCATGGCAAAGAACGTCAAAAATATAGGAATAGATTTAGGCAATAGCACAATTTGTGTAGCAGGATTAGGAGCTGATGGCAATATTATTAATGCTTACACCTGCAGCGTGTATTCAACTGATACAGCCCTAATGAGTGGAGATATTATTGAATGTAGAGGGACAAAAATAGCACTTGGAGTTGGGAAATCAACTTTAACGAATGTTGATAAAACAAATCGTGAATACATTGAGCATCAAATACTGTGGGCAGTAAATGCAGTATATGGAGCAGGAACACATTATATTAATTTAGGAACTGGACTTCCGATTAGTATTTATAAAGCTAAGAAAGAAGAGTTTGCTCAGAAGCTACGAGGAATTGGAACTATTGAGGGTGTGGTTAATGGAAAAGAGATATCGGTAAATATTGTTGATGTAAAGGTAATGGCAGAAGGATATGCAGCAATTAAACCACTTAGTCCTTATATAGATAAAGATAATACAACACTTATTATTGATATAGGAATGAAAACAACAGATGTTCTTCTTATTGAATGGGATGGTAAGTTTAAGGTTGTTAATTATGGAACCGTAAACATTGCCCTTCATGATATGTATAAGGTACTGCAGGATAAGATAGCAGATGAGGGTGTAGAGGTAACTATTGAGCAGATTGATAGAAGGGTTAATGGTAATAAGCCTATTATTAGAACGGAAAAAGGTGAATTTAATTTAGAGGAACACTTAATTGATACTATTCATGTATGTAGAGATATTATGAAAGATATTGAGAATAAGTTTGGGAAGACAGTATTGCATGATAAGGTATTTGTCGGTGGAGGTTCGGAAAAGTTTTTAAAGGCTATTGGTGGGAAGATTAGGAATAATGTTGAGGTACCAGTTGAGATAAGGTGGTATGGAAATTGCATAGGGTATTTGATAAATCAGTAAAAAGTGAACCACTTAATCTAATGTGATTAGGTGTTTTTCTTTTATATGACAGTATGAAAGTTTGAGGTAAACAGTACTAAATGATAGAGTAGTGAGATTGCATATTAATTGTGTAGGGTATTCTTAGATACATTAAAAATGAGTAAACTAGCTGAAAGTATAAGTTTTTAATTTTTTTAAAAAAAGTAAATTGTTGACATATAGAAGCTTTAATACTATAATGCTTTTATTATAAAATTCTGAAAATTATAAGAGGTGGGTATGAGTATATTGTTTGAATTTGAAGATAATCTGAATATATCAATTAATTCCATATCGGTAGTTGGTTCGTTTAATGGATTCAATATGTTAGAGGGGAGGATGAATAAACTTGGCACGAAATGGAAAATGGAAATAGAGATACAACCAGGAGAATATTATTATAAATTTATTATCAATGGAAACATAAAAATAAACGATCCGATAGCAAATTACTATGTTTATGAAGATGATGAAGTCTGGTCTGGGCTTATTATTAATAGCCAAAATAAGAGACTATATAATAATACGGAATATACTGTGCATATAGAGAACTATAATATACAGAATTATTTGGAAGAGAATCTTTCATTAGTAAATAAAAAGGATTTCAATTTATTGATTGATAAAAAAGTGGTAGTAAGATTCGAATTTACTCAAATAACAGGACTTCATAGTGCAACTGTATTATGGTGTACACCTACTGGCGAAATATATGATTCTGCAGAAAGTGTTATAGTTTCGGTAGATGGTAAGCCTAATATAAATTGGTTTTTGCTTGAGCTAAATAAGATTGAAGCAACATATGTGGAGGGAGCATGGACAATGAAACTGCTTATTGACGGAATAGCTGTATTAGAAGACCGATTTAACCTAAAGAAGATGAATACATATGGTCCTCAAGGTATGATTTGTTAATTTTTATTAATATAATGGAGTTGATGATATGACAATTGGTAGCATTGTAAGATATATTAGTAGTAGTATTTCATCAAGTAGTAGTAGTTCATCAAGTAGTAGTAGTTCATCAAGTAGTAGTAGTTCATCAAGGAGTAGTAGTTCATCAAGGAGTAGTAGTTCATCAAGGAGTAGTAGTTCACCGAGGAGTAGTAGTTCACCGAGGAGTAGTAGTTCATCAAGTAGCAGTAATAATGGTTCGACAACAACAAGTAAATCAACAAGTGCTACAACAGCAAAAGTGGTTAGTAGTATAGCAAGTACAGTAACAACAGTAGCCAAAGCGGTTACAT